GATTCATCGAAACGCATTGCACCTACTCGAAGGGGGAGTGGGCGGGGCGGCCGTTCCGGCTGCTTGACTGGCAATGGGAAGGAATTGTTAAGCCGCTGTTCGGCACGCTGAACGGCGGGGGCAACAGGAAGCACCGGATCTGCTACTGCGAGATCCCGAAGAAAAACGGGAAGACGGAACTCTGCGCCGCGCTCGCCCTCTACATGCTCGTGGGCGACCACGAGGAAGGCCCGGAAGTCTACGTCGCCGCCGCCGATCGCGAGCAAGCGGGCCTGACCTACCAGGCCGCGTCCGCGATGGTCCGATCCTCCGCGACGATGTCGAAGAACCTGAAATGTCTCGACAGCCGGAAGCGAATCATCTACGGGGCAAAGAACGGATTCCTCCAGGTCCTTTCCTCGGAGTCGTACACGAAACACGGGCTGTCGCCGTCGTGCGTCATCGTGGACGAGATCCACGCACATCCGGACGACGACCTGTGGAATGTGCTGACCGCCGGGACGGACTACGCCCGGAAGCAACAGGTTGTAGTTGTCATCACGACCGCCGGCGTGTACGACAAGAACTCGATCTGGTGGAAACTCCGCTCGAAGGCGTTGCAGGTCCAGGCGGGCATTGCGCAGGATCCGCGGTTCCTTCCGGTTCTGTATTTGGCCGATCCCGAGAAATACGACCCCGCCGACGAGGAGCTGTGGAAGCGGGTCAACCCGTCGCTGGGTCAGATATTCACGCTCGATAAGATCCGCCAGGACTACGAGGAAGCGAAAAACGATCCGGTAGATTTTCAGAACTTTCTGCGGTTCCGGCTGAACATCCCGGTCAAGAGTCTGTCGCGTTGGATGCCGATGGACAAGTGGGACGCCTGCGCCAAAGCCCCGGATCCTGAATCCCTGAAGGGGCGCCCGTGCTATGGCGGGATGGATTTGAGCTCTACCCTCGACCTCACCGGGTACGTCCTCGTGTTTCCTCCCGACGAGGAGGATGGGTTCTGGGATGTGGTCGTGAAGGCGTATTGCCCGGAAGAAGGGATCATCAAGCGGTCGAAAGTTGATCGCGTCCGATACGATCTGTGGGCCGAGCAAGGGTTCATCACTCCGACGCCAGGGGATGTCGTCGATTACTCGTTCACCAAGCGGGACGTGTTCGAGTCGTCGGCGGAATATACCCTGAACGAAATAGGCTTCGACGAGTGGAACGCTCAGCAGGTGGCGAACGACATCATGGCCGAATTGAACACGACGGGCACCGAGTACGGGTTCCAAATGGTGAAGTTGAAGCAAAACGTTAAGACCTACGCGGAGGCGATGAAAGATTGCCTCAAGAAAATATCGCAGGGGAAGGTCCGGCACGGTGGACATCCGGTGCTTCGATGGTGCGCGGATAATCTCGTTGTGAGGATCGACGCAAACGGGAATCCGTACCCGAACAAAGAGAAGGCGACGGAAAAAATCGACTTGATGACCGCCATGTTTATGGCGTGGAATAGGGCAATGCTCCGGACCGATACGGCCTCGATTTACGAGACGCAAGGCGTCCGCACCTATGGCGCAGGGGGTTGATTTGACCGTCTTCGGGAAGATACGGGAAGCCGTCGGCAAGTTAATCGACCTGCGCGATTGCTTTGTTTTCGGCGGGCTCGGCCTTCTCGGATACGGCTTGTATCTCTTTCGTCCGTGGGTGTCCTTCACGGTCTGCGGTGCGGTCCTGCTGGCAATCGGGATCTTCATCGGGAGGAGTAAAGGCTGATGGGGATTCTCGGAAAGATCAAGGCGCTTGCCATAACGGATCAAAAAGCGTGGGACAGGTCCTTGTGGCAGCTCGCCGGCGCGCAGTCGCTTTCGGGCGAGAACGTCACCGAGCACACGGCGCTGACGTACGGCGCCGTCTACAACGCGATCTCCCTGTACTCCGGCACGATCGGCGCATTGCCCTGCCATCTGATGCAGCGCAAGGGGGACATGAAACGCATCGCCGACGATCGTCGAATGTACCGGGTCCTGCACGACGAGTTCAACCCGTATATGTCGGCAATGGCCGGCCGGGAATGCCTGGTTGCGCACGCGCTGGCGTGGGGAAACGGGTACGCGGAGATCGTGAGGAATGGCTTTGGGGAGTTGATTGAGCTGTGGCCGATCACCCCGGACCGTATTCGCCCGGAGATGAAGAATGGTGCCCTGGTCTACCGGGTCCGCGTCGGCAACGAGGACATATATCTCCCCCGGGAGAAGGTGCTCCATGTACCCGGGGACGGATTCGACGGGTTCACGGGCTATTCGAAGATCGCCCTGGCCCGAAAGAGCATCGGCCTCGGTATGGCGCTGGAGACGTTCGGCGCTTTGTACTTCGGCCAAGGGACGCACCCTGGCGTCATCGTGTCTCACCCGATGAAGCTGTCTCAGCAGGGACACGACAATCTGCAAAAGTCGTTGACGGATGGGTACTCCGGGCTCGGGAAGTCTCATCGTCTCCTGCTTCTCGAAGAGAACATGAAATTGGAGAAGATCGGGATCCCGCCGGATGATTCGCAGTTCCTTGAATCGCGGCAGTTTCAGATCCCCGAGATCGCGCGGTTTTTTAATTTGCCTCCGCACAAGTTAAAGGATTTGACGAGGTCATCGTTCAGTAATATCGAACAAGAGCAGCAGTCCTTTTATACTGATTCAATTCTTCCGTGGCTTGTTAGGTTTGAGCAGAACTTTAATTCCCAACTGTTAAGCGCAAGCGATAAAGAATATTCAGGAAGGGGTCGCCTTTACTTCAAGCACTCCGTAGAGGGGTTGTTGAGAGGGGATTCCGCCGCGCGGGCTGCCTTGTATACGGCATTGTTTAATGTTGGAGCACTTAGTCCAAACGACATCAGAGAATTAGAAGATGAAGATCCGATCCCTGGCGGAGATGAATACTTTGTTCCGCTAAATATGGTACCATTAAGTATGGTGAAAGAAGAGTTCAAGAAGAAACTTCAAGAATCCGCGCCGAAAGCATTGCCGATGCCGATGGAACCGATGCCGGAAAAGGGAACGAAGAAATGAGCGGGGGGCATACTCCCGAATACATGAAGGCATACGGAGAGGCAAACAAGGAACGTCTCATCGCTTACCGCAAGGAATATTACAAAACACACAAGGAAGATATTCTTACAAAAAACAAACAAATTAGGGAGCGCAATAAGGATAAATACAGCGCGAAGAAAAAGGAATATTACGAAGCAAACAAATCGAAGTTAATCTCCAAGCAGAAGGAATACAGGGAGATAAATAGAGATGCAATCAAAATAGAAAAAAAGATTGCTCATGAAAAGAATCGTGGTCATGATTTGGCGAGATCAAAGCAGTATTATCGCGCGAATAAAGAAAAATATATAGACAGATCAAGACGGCAATATGAGGCAGACAAGAAGAAGCACCACGCGCAAGGTAGGGCATGGGCGAAGGCAAATCCTCAGAAAATGAAAGAAATAACCAGAAATAGCCACAAGAAAGCCCGTGGCACACCCAGGGGGCACATAAATAGTACGATTTCAAAGCGGATGAATGAGTCTTTGAGGAGGGGGATGAAAGCAGGGCGGGCATGGGAGTCGTTAGTCGGTTACACGGTAGACCAGTTGAAACAGCACATTGAGAAAATGTTCAAGCCGGGCATGTCCTGGGAGAATTACGGTAAAGCGTGGCATATAGATCATAAAATCCCTGTCGCCGTATTTAACTTCGAAAAACCTGAAGATATAGATTTCCGTATTTGTTGGTCACTAAAAAATCTACAACCGCTTGATGCCCGCATAAATATGAGCAAGGGCGCGAAGATTGAAAAACCATTTCAACCATCGTTAGCGATAGGAGGATAATTCAATGAATTGGTACTCTATCCGCGCCAAAGCCGATGTATCTGAGATATGGATCTACGATCAGATAGGCAAAGATTGGTTCGGCGACGGATTGACGGCCAAGGAATTTATCATAGAACTTAACGCCATAAAGTCCCCAAAGATCGACATGCATATAAATTCCCCCGGCGGGGAATGTTTTGAAGGTACAGCCATCTACAATGCCATCAAGCGTCATCCCGCGGCGGTGACCACACACATCGACGGGATAGCGGCGTCGATCGCTTCGGTGATCGCCCTGGCGGGCGACCGCATCGTCATGGCGGCGAACGCCCTGTACATGATACACAACCCTTCGGGGTTCACGATGGGAACCTCCGAGGACATGCGAAAGACCGCGGACATCCTAGACAAGGTGCGCGACACGATGGTAGGCGCGTATACCGGCAAGAGCGGAAAACCGGAAGGCGAGATCGTCGCCCTGCTCGACGCGGAAACCTGGATGGACGCCGAGGAAGCGATGGCGGCTGGTTTCGTGGACGAGATTGGCGACGAGATGGACCTGGCCGCGTGCGCGAAGTTCGTGCCCGTCATGTCGAAGTTGGGATTCCAGCACATCCCCCAAAGCATCAACGGGAAGAAAGAAACGCCTTCCCTGAAAGAATGCGAATGCGCCCTGCGTGATATCGGGTGTAGCCGTAAGGTGAGGAAGTCCATTCTCGCAAAGGGTTATTCGGATGGCCTGCGTGATTCCGGCGCACCCGATGATCCCCCTCCGGTTGCCGACCCTCCGCCTGGTGTGGAGACGCCGAAACCGGCGAAGAAGGACCGCATCGCCGATCTGCTGTGCCGTGCCGAATTGGTAGCGCCGTCGACCTAAGAAGCAAACACTAATCCGTCCGCAGTAGACGCCGCCTTCGGGCGGTTTTTTTATTTGCGGCGGAAATCAAGGGAGAACCCATGAAGACCATCACGCAGTACCGGGAAGAGATCAAAGCCCTGATGAAGAAGGCCGGGGACATCGACGCGAAGTGCGTCCACGAGAACCGCGAGATCACCGAGGCGGAACTCGCGCTCAAGAACGAGATCCTTGACACCGTCGACGAGACCCGCAAGATCCTGGCGACGATGGAGCGGCAGGAGCGGATCAGCGCCGCGCTCGAGACGCCCGCGAACCCTCCCCTGACGCAGCCGAAGCCGCAGGGGACGAAGCACGAAGACCGCCCGAAGGACCGGTTTCAATCCTTCGGCGAGCAGATGTCGGCCGTCATGCGGGCCAGCCTGCCCAACGGGTCCGTCGATCCCCGCCTCCGCATCCGTGCGGCGGCAACCGGCCTCGGCGAAACCGTGCCGTCCGATGGCGGGTTCCTCGTCCAGCAGGACTTCTCCAACGAACTCCTGAAGCAGGTGTTCGAGACCGGCATCCTCGCCTCCCGGTGCCGGCGGATCCAGATCAGCAGCGCCTCGAACAGCATCAAGCTGAACGGCATCGACGAGACCTCCCGCGCTTCTACCAGGTCGGGCGGCATCCTCGGCTACTGGAAGGACGAGGCCGCGCTGAAAACCGCCTCCAAGCCGAAGTTCCGGCAGATCGAACTGAACCTGAACAAGCTGATCGGCCTGTGCTACGCGACCGACGAGCTGCTCCAGGATGCGGCGGCGCTCGAAGGCGTGATCCGTACCGGGTTCCAGTCCGAGTTCGGGTTCATGTTGGACGACGCGATCATCAATGGGACCGGCGCCGGCCAGCCCCTCGGCATCCTCAACTCCGGGTGCCTGGTCTCCGTCGCCGCCGAGGGTGGGCAGCAGGCAGCGACGGTAGTCGCAGAGAACGTCATCAAGATGTAGAGCCGCATCTTCGCGCAGAGCCGCCCGA